CGGGACGGTACACGTTATACACACGATCAGGCTCGAGGCTGCTAGAAATGCTCTTACCCAGATACTGAAAGACTCCCATACGAGATATTGGATTTCTCTCAATCGTGATATAGCCATTGACATCTACTTCTCTTGCGGTCATTTATCACCAAATTCAAATATAGGTAAAGCGCGGCATCGACATCCTGGTAGCTGCGCAGGTAAGCCTCTTATCTCCGGATCCTTCTGAATAATCGGCGGGTTATCAAAACGGAATATCTGACCATCAAGCTTTTCATGAAGATGGCGTGGATGTGGAGACGAGGTATGGATCCATTCGAACTTCTCCACCCCCAATTTTTGCAAGCGCCCGTTCGACAAAGCGCTGTTGGCCTTCCTCGTTTGGTCGGCTGCAATAAAGCGGGCGCGGCGATACGTGATACCCTTGTACTTCTGAAGCTGCGGAATGAGGTCGTTCATCCCGTTCTTCGAAGTTATCGAACGCATCACCGCGCCTTGTACATCTCCGAGGTACTTCTGCGGAATACTTTTAATCAGTCCAACGTTCTCTTCGATCGTGGCCTTTAGTATTTCGCGCGTATCGGGGTCTAGCTTGCGCGTCCCGAGCGACAGTCCTCCAGAGAGTTCCTTGATAGAAGAATGTACCGCAGCGGAGGAAGCACGATCCGCTTGCTTTGCAAACTTCTTAGCCATAGGCTTAGCCCTTAGATCGAACAGGCTTCCAAACTTAGCCATCAGAGCATTTGTGATTCGCGTAGCCTGAGAAGCGACGCTTGCATCTTCTACGAAAAAGTTCTCAGCGGCTTCGGAAGCATACAACTTAGCAATTTCGCGCTCAGTCTCAGTCACCATTGCGCGTATAAGCGCCTCTAGGTCCGCGAGATACCGCGCCTGAACGGCGGCTGAGGGACTTATGACCCGACCTCGTACCACCTCGACTTTCCGCTGCTTTAGCCACTTCTGTTTTCTTATGGTAAGCATTACGGAGATCCCTATTCTGCGCCTTTCGCCAAGCGTTAGAACCAACATCACAGGGGAAGGACTGATCGTACTCCCCATTATTATCCGGCCAGGAACGCCAGCTTCCGTACGGCATTTTATTTGGATCTACACGCCCAGCCCAAAGCGGCTTAGTATGTTTGGTTATTCCGCACTCAGTCGTCGTCACTTTCAGCCTCGTTCTTTTCTTTTCCCTCTGGAGATTCTAGCGCAAGAGCGGCTTGTTCAGCCTCGAACTCCCGATCACCTGGACCTTCCGGAACTACTTCGGGAATGCCGTTGTAGCCACTATCATTATCCTTAGATAGCCGCTGCCGAACATCCGCACCATCAAGCGCTCCGAGATCCCCATAGTTCTTATCCGTATCGGACTTAATCTTATTGATCTCGGCAAGTTCTTTAGCAGATGGAGAATCGGTCGGATTCCAAGATATATCGAATTCAACCTCCGGAGCAAGTCCGAAGCTTCGCTGGCAAAGCAGCGTATGGCGTTCGACAATAGGCGACAGTTCATCTTCCTGCTTAGATTCTAACATTTCATGATAGCTATCTTCTTCATACTCGCCAGTCGCGTTGAAGCCCTTCGGTGCAGTCTCGAGAAGCTTCGTCGCGGGGATGCCGGCAATCGCAGCAACTAACTGGTATTGTGTCATGATGGTTTCATCAAGAGACGCGAGGGAAGTATCGAACTGCTCAATTTTTTCTTCGCCGCCAATAACCTTTGTGGAGAAGTTAGTGACTAAGCCCATCCATTCCTGCATCTTTTGCATAAAGGCGGGCAGGTCAGCGAGCGCCTTAGAGGTATCGGTGGTCAGTGTGAAGAGGCGCTTCGACATCGCGAGATTTGGCGCTTCGTTCGCAGTACGCTCAGCGGCGTAGACACGCTCGTATATAAGTTGCGTGGTCGGAATGCCGCCATAGAAGTAAGAAGGCTTTAAAATATCAGCCAGCTCGTTACCGTTACGAGAAATGACAAAATGAGACCGATGAATTCTTTTTCCATTAATCTGCCACCATGTTGGGTCATAGAAGTGCGGGTTCCAAGGCTGCGACGCGTCTGCGAAGCTTAGTTCCGGAGAAATCCAATATGGATCAATCTGCGTCATACCCTTGTAAGAACCAGCTTTCACGCCATCTGGGTTAAAAGGCGCTTCGTAGTCGATGCCGTCTACCATGAATAGCGTATGGCGGATACCGAACATACCAGCAAACTTGCCATGCTCGACAAGATTCTTCTTCAGCTTGTATTTCTTGTCCCACTTCTTCAGATCCGCGAAGATTTTCGGGTCAACTTCAACATCATCGGTCGTCACACGCTCAAAGCCGTGCCGCGTAGCATCTAAGAATGGAATCTTCAGCGCCTTATTAATCAGCCAGTTCTGACCTAGAATAGCGCAGACCTGCCAGCCGATGAAGCCTTGATTAGCATACCAATCTAAGATCTGCGTCGGGATGAAGCCTGGGCCACTGTAGCTGGCGAAAGCTTTGACCTGATCTATACTGTTATCAAATGCCGACTTCGTCGCGGAATCCATAGCAACACTTGCGAACTGAGACTGCATTTTCTCGAGGTTAGTATTGAACCTGTGAAATGAACGCGCAAGGATCTCTGAACTTTGGCTCGCGAGGAAGTCGCGTACGTCCTTCTTCATAGGTACGTGTTCGGCTGTGAAGAAGCTTTCGAGCGCTTGGCGGACTGCGGATGTACGCGCTGCAGCCTTTTTCTTTTTGCTAAGAAGCGCCATTACCCGAAGAATCCTTTTGGTTTCGGTTGTATCATTGGATTGAACGCATATCGTACCGCATCCCAGCCATGATTGTGAGCGTCGACGATGTCGGAAGTAACTTCGCGCGTGATACGATCAATCTTGTAGGAGTACTTGATTGCCTCGTCCTGCATATTTACGCAGCGAGGATGGATGACTATATGCTTAGATTGAAGCCAGGTAATACCATCTTCAACGCTACCCTTCCACTTCTCTACGCCCTCAATCTTGAAGCCGCGATCCTTAATGTGTACAATAGTTTCAGGGCGAGCGCAATCAGCGCGAATCTTATGGCGGCGAGAATCAGGAACAAGATCAAATAGAGCAGGAGTATCGTCGAGTTTAACGCCGACACCGAACTTCTCGTATTCAATAAGAAGCTGTTTTCCTTTAAGCCAGCACTTGACGAGCGTCGTAGGATCCTGCGAAAAGCCCCAGTCCGCGCCGAAGTATGGACCATCTACAGGCTCGCCATCTAAGAACCAGCCTTCGACCCAGTTGTTAAGGGCTGACTTGTCTTGCCACTTAACCTCGAAGCTTTCAACGCGATAGCATCCAGAAAAGATGATGGCGTCGCTTCGTCCAATTTCCCGACCCATGTAGATGTGAGCATATTTATCGGGCTTATCGCGGAGCATGTCAGCGGCGTCGGCAAGAAACTTTGGTCCGAGCCAATGCTGCGGGACTTGTGTGAAGTTGCTTTCGTGCACAAGTCGGTTTGCTTTTTGCCGCCGTGCTTCTTCATTTATCCAAGCCTTTGGCTCAACCGGAGGGTTATAGGTGACGAACTCGCGGAACTTTTCCCCACCACGGAGCACCGACTGCTCGACGCTTTCAATTTCTTCGATGCTTGAATACTCTGCGCCTTCTTCGAACCAGAGATACTTGAAGTATCCAACTTTGGCACGGATAGATTTGAGCTTCTGAGGATCATCGAGGCCTTTCATCAATATCTGCTGGCCGGTTGGCTTATAAGTAATTTCGCCGGAAGATTCGACAATCTTGAAATATGGCTCCCAGCCCATCAAACCGATAGCCCACTGAAAGGACGCCATGACAGAGTTCTTTAAGCTGTCGGCTACTTTGCGCAGAGCGATGGCATTGGCAAGTGGATCCTGCGTAATGCCCATGACGATTTCAAGCGCTGTGAAGCTTGACTTCGTAGAACCTCGACCACCTTTGAGCCAGAAACTATCCTTTTGACCTTGGCGTATTTCCTGGTGTACTTGATGGAAGGGCGGCGCTATCAGCTGACTTAGCGGCACTGGCTGGTATATCGTCGACGACTTGCTTGACGAGGACTGGATTTCCATCGGGTGAACCGGCCAACTCCGTGCGATTGAGTTTAGGTGAAACGAATTCTGCGGATCTCAGAAGGAGATCGTACGCAGCTTTGGGATTTTGCTTTGCGATACGCTTAATCCAATTTTCGAAGTTCTCTTCATTATGGGCGAGAAGGGCTTGCATAACTTCGCGGAATTGCCTCGTGGATTTATTCGGTGTACCTTTTCCACGACCAGGTCCAGGCGGTTTGCCCTTTTTAAAACTCCCAGAATTGGCTTTCTTAGCCATCCTATTTCTGCCTATTTTTGATTGGAGATTCTGCAGACTCCGTGCGGGTTCAAGAATTCGGTATTTG